CTACGACCACCTGGTTGAATGGTTAGAGCAGAGTGCAGAATACCAGAGCCAGCATACTGCACCCCCAGAGGAGACCCCTGCTGTTTCGGCTCCGCTCCCCCCCTTACAGGGACAACTTGGTGTGGACGGGATGGCCTTTCAAGATGACACCGGTAGGCGTGTGCCGTTGTTTTGTCATGCCGGAGATCTCCTCATGTTGTTTGTGGAGGGGCGTACGCGAGAGGATGCCTCGATTGAATTTCGGGTGCATCAGGCGTTTGCTGATCTGCGCGATCACGGCTATGCAGGACTCCGGTCCTGGTGGTCGATCCGCTGGAGTGGACAGCCCCATCGGTACTGGGGGGATCGACGACTGAATCCCTCTGATGACACCCATCGACGGCTCATTGCCGAGTGTCTACGGATTGGGTCAGAGGACTATGGGCTGCAATGGCATCTGGCGTTGGGGTCGGCTGAAGACGTACCGGCTCACCAGATGACCGAGGCGTGGCACTGGATGGCTGAGGTGGTGGCCGCGCATCCGCAGTGGTTTGCCCTGATAGAGGGGCTGAACGAAGCCTATCACACAGGCGAGCCCAATCCAGACGTGGTAGAGAAGTGGGTCAATATCTGCCGGAAGCGGAACCCCACCGTCCTCCATGCGCTGAGTGCCGCCGCTGGCGCTGGCGGGAGCGAGGAGAAGGACGAGCTGGCAAAGTGGACACCGGACTGGCAGCAAATCTATCTCGTCCATGCCAGCCGTGACAATAACTGGGGCGACCAAACCCGTCATGTGTTTTCCACGGGGTACAAGCGGGGACCACGTCGGCTGGGGTGGAGTGGTGAGCCGCCGGGGATGCGGTGGGGACCCCATCAGCGTGTCTCAGGGATGCCACAGGCCCATGAGTGGACGGATCGCCCGTGGCGCTATGCGTTGTATCTCGCGGTCACTGCGATGTGCCGACAGATGCCGACCTTTATGTGTAGTCATGGCGTGTGGCTGGAAGGCCGTTTCCGTGATGCCCCCGCCTTTGGATTGGCTCCTCGGCTCATTAGTGACCTGCCGTCTGATGTCATGGCCTATGACGAGATATTTCATGGGGGTGAGACCCATAAATCCCGGCGTGTAGTGGAGGCTCCCCTCCACTGTCGGGCTGATCACGTCAAGAAAGCCACAGGGGAGTGCGTGATTGCGATCTACCCTGAGCGTCCTGATATAAGCACAACTAATCTCCGCTTTGATCGGGACTGGACTGGGCGCATTCACGACGAACATGGCTATGTCGATACGGCTATTGCTCGAGGGACACACCTGTCCCGTGATATTTCCAGTGGGCTCTTGCTCGTTGGGCGAGTACTCTGATGCCCTATCCGATCCAGACACAAGTTTTCTCGGTGTTCATGGGGACCCAGGAGGGGATTCATTCGGTGGCGCTGCCAGCGATTTACTCCTCCTCGGGCTCACGGAACCTCTGGATCGATAAACTGGGACGGGCTAAAAAGATTCTAGGGTATGCCAAGCAGAATACGTCAGCGGTCACCACGAATACAGGGGGGACAGCGACGTTAGTGCGTGCCCTCCGTGCCTATCGTCAGACTGGAGCCTCCTTTACGCGGCAACTGGTGGGGGTTTTTGACGACGCCACGGATGAATATGAGTTGTGGTACAGCACCAATGACGGGACAAGCTGGACGTTCATCGCAGATCTTGGCAGTAGCTCGGTAGGGGCGATCCCGGATTTCGCGCAGGTAGGCAACACCCTGTTCTTTACCAATGGCGTAGTGGCTCCACGGGCGTGGAACGGGTCCAGTCTCTCCACAGCGGGCCCTGCTTCACAGTCCCCAACGCCTACTGCAGCGGTCAACACGGCAACAGGGCTGCTTGTTGGGGGCTACTCGTGGAAACTGGTTAGTGTTGATGGGGCTGAAGCCCGGTCAGCAGGATCCGTAACGTCCAATATTATCCAGCTCCAGAATGAACAGGCCAACCTCTCCTGGACAGCCGACAGCAACACAGATATTACAGGCTATGAGCTGTACCGTACTACAGGTACCGGAGCCAACTTCTATTTTGTCACGTTCATTGATGGGCGCACGACGGCGAGTTATACCGACAACGCCTCAGATTTGGACATCCTTGAAAATCGCCTCTTACAGGAGCACGGAGATGCCCCACCCACCGGATCGTATTTCTGTGCACCCCACATGCAGCGCCTCTGGTGGGGACGTACCGACACCAATCCCCGCCGTGTCTTTTTCTCCGACCCTGACATTGCCGATCAAGTGGGGGCCTCGAACTACCTGGATTTTACAGATCAGAGCACCTTGGGGGACGTCCTCACCGGGATGGTGGGGGACTTCAACAACACGCTGGTCGTGTTCCTGGAACGCTCCGTCTGGACCGTGAGTGGGACCGGGCAGATCGTTAGTGATGTCATGGACTGGGAACGCACCAAGACCAATGCTGTCATTGGGGCAGTGTCACAACAGTCCGTAATACAGGTTCCAGCTGGGGCGGTCTATACCAATGCCTCCGGGGACCAGGTGACAGCCCCCCGTTCCATGTTGGGGTATTTTACCCCCCTTGGCGACATTCGACTGTTTGACGGGCAGAACGATATTGTGATCTCTACTCCCGTCAAGGAAACCTTGAAGACCTTTCTCTATGCGCAAGGCAAGAAAGTGCATGCCTTGCATGACATTGAGAATGCGCATGTGGTGTGGTTCTGGCCAGGGCCGACCCCTGCGGGGGGACGGGCTGAATGCACACAAGCCGTGGTCTGGAACTATCGCTGGGGGGTGTGGTATGTGTGGCCTGATATGCCCATGGCGGCTTCCACCATCGTAGACACAGCCAGTGATACGCAGGTACTTCTGACGGGCGAAGCCCAAACAACCAAAGGCGGCTTTTGTTATCAGTTCTTCAGTGGCGATAGCTTTGACGGGGACACTATCCCATCACGCTGGATGACGAAAGTGATTTACGGGACTGACAATTCCTGGAACTCACGGGAATCCCAGCAGCTGATGGCTTACGTGAAACGCTATCGGTGGTTGGATCTGATTGCCGAAGCTGATGCTGATGTCACGCTCACGATTGAATGGATGAGTGGGAGTGCCTCAGATGATGCCGTCAGTCGAGGGGCAGCCAGTAAGAGCCTGGAACCGATTGGCTTGCAGCTCATCACAGCTGACGGCAACGGGCTCGATACGGCTGATGGCAGTAATATCACGGTGCCGTATGATTCTGTGCAGAAGATTATCAATCTTGAAGGGACTAATGGGGATTACATTCAGGACGTGGGGTGCCGGATTCGTATCAGCGATGATGCAGCCAATGGCAGTTGGAGTCTGGAAGGCATGACCCTGGGATATCAGCTCTTACCAGGCGCGACACGGAGACTCTAATGCCCGCCTCAGGCACCCGCCGGTTTCTGCCAACCCTGAACTATGCCCAGATTCGGGCAGAGGCAGGCACCTTCACGGAACGGGCGCTGCGTTCGTTGTATTTCGCCCTGATGGACGGGCGACGACGGACACAACATACGCGCAATACCTTAGAAGCAGCTGTGCAGATTGGCCCTGTACGGGATCAGCAGTTTGTAGCCCCGAGTCAGACTGTAGCGAATGCTGGGGTGCTCTTCCTCCCTGCCTATACGGGTGGGGTACTGGTTGTGCGCTCAACAAATGACGTAGGGCTGTTCTTACTGGATACCGGGACAGTCACAGCCCTCCATGATCCCAATAGTGCCTTTGCTGTGGCAGTGGATACCTCCTCGAAGGTGAATCTGTATTGGTCTGCCAGTAATAGCCGATTCGAACTGCAGAATAACAGTGGAGGCAGTCGGTTAATTGCCCTAACGTACTTGGGGGCTGCCTGACCCACAGCGTATAATCAATCCAGAGGACTCTATGGCTGAATGTACCCTGCGGGCGTTTACGCAAGCAGATGGCGATTGGCTGCGAGAGTGGTTTCAGACGGACGCACAAGGCCTGGGTCAATTTCTGGGCTTTGCCTTGGAGAATGAAGGAGCCTGTATTGCAGGATTCAACAGTCTTTTTTCGGGGTGTCAGCAGGGGACAGCCCAGTTCTGGATGATTGATCGGGGAGCAGATCCGATCGGCTTTGTGGCCCTGACGGATGTGCCTGCGACCCTGGATGTAGGGCGGGTGCATATCTACATTGAGCCTGCACAACGACGCTATAGCCTCCGGGCTGCGCGTGCCGCTCAACAGACGATTACCGAATTAGGGTTCAAGCGGCTGGTAGCTACACAGGCACGGGACAATAAAGCAGCAGCCGCTTTGGCCAAGCGTGTGGGGTTTCTCCCACATCCTATGGTGGTGTTAGAGAAACAGTTACACCCGGAGGGTTAGCGCAATGGGCATGGAATCGGCGTATATTCCGTTGATTATGGGGGGCCTGGGGGCTTTGCAAGGAGGTCTGGGGGGTGGAGGAGACCAAGAGCCCTTCATGCTTGAACCCTATGGGGGATACCCTGGTGCGTTCCTTGATCCTCGCCGGATGCTGACACAGAACGTGCGGGATGTGGCTCATTTGGGGGCTGTGATGGGGGAACGGGCTGCAGCTCCTGTGTCACTCCCCAGTGCGTTTGTGCAGCCTACCCAGTGGTATGGCGGAGGGGGTCTTCCTTTTCCCATGGGACGTACGGCAATGGATCCGGCCCTGTTTGCCCCAGACCAGTATCAGACACGCCCAGGTGCGAAGTTTGCTGAACCAGAGTATGTAACCCATACAGTCGACGGGGAGGAGCGCACTGCCATGGCCCGCCCAGAGCGCTGGTTGTTTGGGGCAGATCAGCCTGTACCACGAGACGCCGACAATAATATTATTCCCCAGTTGGAGGGAGGTTATGCTCCCCGAGAGACAGGGGGCCATTTTGATGTGGGGGACACGCCCCTTGCAGGAGGGGCAGCCAAGCGTACGCTCGAATCCATGCGCCCCCAGGGACCAGCGAGATGGGCTGCCTTGGATCAGGGCCCTACCACCCCTGCCCCTACTGTAGGAGGGGGCGTCCCACGATTGATGGCGAATCTGGAATTGATGGGGGTGACTACTGATCCCAACACAGGGGGGTTGGTCAATCAGGGACCAGACGAGATTGGGAACCTGGCACTCTTTACGGGAAGTGGCAACGTGAAGCGTCGCTATCCTGGAGGGCCAGCACCAGGTACGATTCAGACCCCGACCTGGGCTCCAGCAGGGGGTGACCTTGGGGCACCCTTACCCATTCCCGAGGGTACTGCACGCCCGAACCCTGGCACGTTTGGGTGGCCGACTTCCATGTTGAAGCAGCCACCAGCACGGATTACCTAGGAGCGGTTCTTGTAGAGGAGGGATATAGATATGGCACGTACTCCAGGCATGGGGGGAGCAGGCCCAACAGGGTTTGAAGACTACCCGGACTGGGAAGGCTATGCGGATGCGTGGCCTGGGACTGCAGCCACAGATCCTACCGGGATCCCTCCAGCCATTTCGTCTGACTGGACAACGCATTTTCGTCCCGGTGATATCCCTGGGGCCTACGACCAGTATCAGGACTGGGCACAGGCACAGGGACAAGACCCGCTCCCAATCGACCGGTTCAACGACTTACAGTATCAGCAGGGCGTTGGTGCGATTCCTGACGCACCTCCCGGTGACCCGGCGGCTCTTGCGAGCCAAGGCTATGGGCTGCAGTTTGATCCACTGTCTACGGCGAACACCGGCTGGAATCTGAACTACGACATTCTCAATCCACAAGGACAGCGGACGGGGTTTGACCTGTCCTCGACGGGTCCCTATGAACACTTCCCGTGGGTGCCAGGTGGGGCAGCCTATGCAGGCGGTGGTGGTGGTGGAGGTGGCGGTGGTGTGACTGATTTAGGTATACCGGGTGCAGGTCCCAAGGACAGTCCGGGAGACTTCGTGGATGATGAGATCGACTCCCCCGTTGAAGGGGGTGTGCGCACGGTTGATACTGGGATTCCTGACCCCCAGTTTGGGGATGTGCGTGACGCACCTGCGATTACAGACTACCCCTTTGCTGTCCCAGAACAGCAACTGATCGGGATGACACAGGTGGGGGATGACCCCATCTCTGAACTCATGAACGCCACCCTGACGTCCCTAGCCACCGCAGGGGGTGTAGCTCCTACAGGCTATACCGGTCAGACCCAACAGGCGTTGTCGTCTATCCTGGAGGCGGGCGGGCAAGGGGCTGAGATTCCTGGGCAGTTGGGGTGGGAGGCACAGAATCAGCTCTCCCATTTGATGGGTCAACAAGGACAGAGTGCTGCTCTTGAAACGCCACTGGGACAAAATGTGCAGCAGCAGCTCGAAGAGCTCCTGGCTAATGCGGGCCAGCTGCCAGCTGACGCACAACGTCGAGCCATGGAAATGGAAACCCTGCGTGATCCGATCGAAGCGTTCCGTCAGGCCCAACTGTCCCAAGGACAGGCTGAATTGGCACGTCGAGGGTTGATGGGGCAGGGTCCAGAGGGGGCTTTCATGGAAGGGCTTGAAGAACGACTAGCCCCTATGTATGCCCAGGCTGGCCGGGACATTGCGTTGTCTGATGCGGCACGCCAAGAGAAACGCTATGCCGATGCGTTGGTTACAGCGCAGGCCATGAGCCAACAACAGGCGCAGCGTCGAGAGGATCTCTACCAGCAGGTGCTTGATCGAGCCGTCGCGCAGGGAGATACAGCTGCCCTACGGCGCGAAGATCGCTTAGCCAATACCCTCCAACTGGCTTCGGGGATGACACAAGAGCAGAGTCGCAATCTATTGGCTACTGCCCAAACATGGACAGAGCGTCAGCGGATGCTTTCTGATGTGGTACAAAAAGCGCTAGATCAGGACTTCTTGTGGAATAAGTTCCTGGCCGAGTATGGGTTGGAGCGCGACCAAGCAATAGAGATGATTCAGAGTGGACGGTTGAATGCGATTTTGCCTGTGCTTCAACAGTTCCTGACCCAAATTGGGGTGGCAGCTGAGGGCTTTGTGCCATATTACGATGAGGATGCTGAGGGTGTGCGTGGTCAGGGTCGCACGGCTTATACCCAAGCAATTCAGCAGCAACAAGGAGGGGGAAGGAACTAATGCCTATTGGACCTCGAGGTGAACCCTTACCGTATAACGGGGAGTCAGACCCCAAGCCAGTACAGCGGCGTCAGGCAGGAGGACGCCCGCCCAAGCGCAGGATTCCAGCAGCATCTGGGGGACTAGGCCCAATTGCTGGTGCCCAGAGTGCCCTCCACGAGCCAGCGCAGATTGGGCCAGAGTGGCCAGCCGCGAATCCCATGGGACTGGGGGCGTATGGAGCCATGGGGGGTGTGCCAGGTGTAGGGATGGACGGTGCTGTTGATCCGCGTGCGGTCATGAACACCCCACGCCGGAGGCTCGTCTAATGCCTGGGTGGAAAGATGCGCTTGTGGGATTCGGAGGGGGTGTCGGACAGGGGTTGATGTTTAATCAGATGAAGGGGATGTTCGGAGATACACCCCCCGCGGAGCAGGGAGGGCTCGCTGCTTCTCAACTCCTAGGGCTGCAACGTCCTAAGCAATTGAGTCCAGTTGCTGGCGTCTGTGCGCAATTTGGCGGTGAACTCCAGCTTGATGGACGGTGCCTGCTCCCCAATGGGGAAGAAGTGGATCTGTTTCAAGGCCAGGGTACAGAGGTACGCCGCCCCAAACCCTAGGAATCTCTTATGGCTATTCAACGTAGGCGCTCATATGCTCGTCGCCCTCAAGCCGAGTCGCAATCAGCGAAAAGTCTTGAAACGATGATGAACCAGATTTGGCCTATGCTCCTCATGGGGATGCAGTATCGGCAGCGGGCAGGGGAGACGGCAGCGGGGCGTGCCCATAGTGCAGACGAAGCCCGCAAAAGCCGCCTGTTCCAGGCACAACAGGCCCAGCAACGCCAAGATTGGGCGCAGGCAGAACGGGATGAAGCGCTTGCGCAACGGGCACGGGAATATGCGGGCGGGCAGATTGGCCCCACGACGGGTCCAGATGAGTTGGCCAGTATCACCACCCAGGCAGCACAACGGTTTCCTGGTGCGGATATTGGAGAGCTTTCGATGCTGCCTCAACGGGAGCGGGTCCAAGCGGCACTTGGACAGGTGGCTGGTATCGGTGGGGGTGAGGCATCAGATCCTGGGTATCTTCCGAGTGTAGCGTCTAAGTACCATTTGGGGCCCTTGCAGGAGATAGTTGAACCCCAGCACGGACCGATACGCCCACCAGAGGTTACACAGGCTCTTGGACGACCTCCTGATGCTTTACTTTCTACTGAAAGAGAAACGTGGGAAACGCCTGCAGGTACAGCTTTAAGGGATGCGATGGAAGGCCGCCGAGCCGCTTTGATAGGGGAAATGGATTACGATGCGCAGCGGGCAGGACTAACAGCTGAAGCGACGGCGCAAGGCCAACTGCCTTCTGCCCTGATCAGGCAGGCGGATCAAGCGCGTCACGGCCTCGGTGCACAAGCGCATGCCGCCGAGCTTGCTGAGCAGACGCAGGCTCGGACGCCAACAGAGGTTGAATACACGGGTGTTGGTATTCCTTATCCTGGGGGGCAGGATGTTTACTTAAAAACAGGCGACCAATATCAACTGGTACACCTCCATCAAAATTGGACTGGCAGTCTGTTGATGCTTCCAGAGCAGATGCCAGGCCCAGCTGATCCTGAAACCGGAATACGACCTTCCCTTTCTGTGGTTACAGCGATTCGCCCTGAAGGGGACCCGCTGACGCCTGAACAGGCAGGGTTACATGAAAAGATGATCGCTGGCTACCCTGATAGATTCTCAATGCCCTCACCAGTTACAGGGAGCGCTGCTGAGCAGGCCATTACTGCTGCACAAAATGAGGAGGCCCTGCGGATACTTGAGGACGCCCAGGCGCTTGACTTCTTCCAGCCGTCTCCTGCACCTGTGGGAGGCGTTCAGCGCCGTCAGTTGTTTCCTTCCATAGACAGACCCCGGCGATAGGACGACCATCCCAATGCCTCCAGAATCTTCGGCTCAAGCGCAGGCGCGGGCTTTCTTAGCCCAAATGTTGCAGCAGCCCGGTAGTCCAGCGCAGGTACGGGCTATTCAGCGGCTGATGGAGAGTGTTACACACGATGAGCAGACTGCACATGAGGTGTTACGGCGTCTTGGGGGGCAGTCTGTCCCTGACGTTGCACCTCCTAGTGTAGTACCCCCGACACAGCCTCCACCAGTACCGTCGCCTGCTCCTACTGTGGAAGGGGTAAGACGGCCTGCTCCTGAGATACCAAGTGGCCCAGGGTCACTGCCTCCTGGGATGCGGGGGATAGCCCCCACCCCACGGACAGCAGCGGAGACAGCCGAGGTACAGAGACGTCGGATATCTGGGATCACGAAGACTGCCCCAGCTCCCATAGATAGACCAGCCCCTCCACCTGAGCCATTGCAATATCAACAGCAGTCGCAGGGCCTCTGGGGATCAGACCCAGAGCGGGCCGAAGAGCTGCTAGATTTTGCGCATGGGGTGGAGCTGTGGGATCTCCCCGCACTGGGGTATGAGATTAAGCGGGGCGCTAGGCCGTTTGTCCAAGGGCTCGTACAGCAGGCCAAGAAGGAAGGGAAGAAACTAACCCTCAAAGCCCTACGGCCCTACCTGGCAAAGAAGGTTGCGAAAGCGGCAGTACCTGCAGCATTTGGCCCTGCTGGGGCAGCGGCTGGGACTGCGTTAGGGATTGGCAGCACCGCATGGGATGTTGCCAAACTTGGGGGTCGACTGGCCAAGGGTGGGTGGCAGAATATTCCGCGAGCTAATCTGGCGCAGCGTATCGGGCGGGGAGTTTCGGCTCCCATTGCAGCCACTGCAGGCGCTGCCCGTATTGGGGAAGGCGTCCTGAGTGGAGATCCCCTTGGTGTGGGGTTGGGGATTGGTGAGATTGGTTTAGGGGTAGCGTTACCTGCAGGCCTTGCCAGTACTGCAAGCCGCCGAGCCGCACGGACAGAGGCCGGAGAAGGTGCATTCTCAACAGCCCTGGAGTATCTCAGTGGGACTCCCTCACCTGCAGCCGAAGATATCTATCGTCGTGTGCCGGACCTTCCTGCACCGGAGCCCCTCACACCGAAAGACGCCACACCTTCAGTAACTGGCCGAACGCGGAAGCGCCCTGCTCCCACAGGTCCATCAGGGCAGCGGGTTGTTGATGAGGCCCAACGCCCCACGCCTCCACCGGGAGAGGTTGCCCCGACAACTCGTGTGACCGACTTGGGACTCACAGTGCCAACCGGGAAGAAACCCCGTAGGGCCTTCCGCACAGTACTGAAGAGTGTTGTCGAGGCGGCATCTCCAACAGAAAAGGGGAGAGGGGTAAACAATAGACGGGTCGAGGCCATTATCGAGGAGGCCAAGAAGGATCCCACCGGCAACACCCAAGCGTCTCAATGGGTCAAAGAAGCCCTGGCTACACACTATAAGGTCCCGCCTGACGAGCTTGTGGCACCTGTGCGAGGGCGCAAGCGCACGCGCAAGCCTAAGCCTCCTGCTGCGCCAGAGGTCCCTGAGGCAGCAGCGCAGCCTAGCAAGATTCCCTATAGCTCAAACCCTGAGCTGGGCACTGCAGACGAGCAGGAGGCATGGCGTGTTGCGACAAGGCTTGTGGGTACCGAGGCAGATGACGCCTGGGATCTTGTAGAGTCAACAGACATCAAAAACGTCAACAGGCTAGCCCATCAGATCTTGCAAGGCGACCTCAAGGGGTCAGGCCTGGACCCTGAAGAGATGCAGGCTGCCCAGCAAGCCATCCTGGAGGGGGTCACAGCTAAGAGGGCTCAACTGGACCAGCTCCTCAAGGGGGAGCCAGCGCAAGTTGTCGATGAGGTCGTGGATGAGGTTCAGGCCCCAGCACCCACGGGGGTACTTGAGGGTAGAGGTGATCCCATCCCTGAAGGCTTCGAACGTTTGGTGCTCCCGAAAGGGGCAGAGTCTGTCGAACATAAATCAGGAATCTTCAAGCGTGCGCGGGAGGTGGTATCAGACACCTTCGGGATGCCCATCTCAACGAAGCCCAGAGGGAATACGGACCTCAATCGGTTGACTGGGCAGATCCTTACGCGCCCAGAGGATCTCCAACAAGCGAATCTCCGTAATCAGATTATCCGTGAGGTTATGGGTGAGGGCGCACTGGTTGAGACTCCCAAGGTGCCCAAGGTCCGAACACCGCGTACCACCAAGGTCACCAAGGAAGCGGGCGAAGAGGTCATAGATCCCACAGTGGTCGAAGAGGTTGCTGATGTCGTACCCATACCACCAGAAACGGGCGCAGCGGCTCGTGTGGTGGCGGCCACCCCCGAACAACTCGACGAGCTGGATACGGGATTTGAGCAGCTGGTGTCTGACATCCGCAATCTCGCTGATGAGGACTTGGGTGAAGAACTCGCTGATGCTCGCCTTGGGTGGGAGGAGGTGTTTGAGCGTGCAGTCGACCGCACGAGAGTCGGAGTCGAAGGGATACAACACCCTGCAGGAGGCACTGTAGCTGCACGGGAACAGGTGTTAGAGATTGCGGATGAGCTGATCGCCCAGACAGACGCACTGGACCCCGAGGCCCAAGCCTATGTGAATACCCTCCGTGAACGGCACGGTGAGGTGGGTGGGGCGATGGCGAAGGTGGATGCCCCGACTGGATCCCCGCGATTACCACGCACCGATCCCCCAACTGCAGGGGAAGCCGGTGTCAAAGCCGTACCCACTGAATATACTGCCAAACAGCTCCAGGGGCGGAGTAAGCGGGTTCTACAGCTCAGGGAGGACTATCTCAAGGTTGAAGGCGCAACCAAAAAGACCTGGAACGCTGCCAAGAGGGGGAATGAAGCAGCCCTGCGATCGGTCAATGCCACGCTTGGACGGGCACACGGCACAGGGGCTACGGGAGAAGTGGCAGGGCCTGCCCGCCAGCTTGAAATAGCACGCGGAGCTGCTGAAGTTCCGAAATCGCCGGAGCAGCTGCTCCATTTAGCTGAGCAAGCGAGAGAGGAAGCGACGGCCCTGGCGAGCCGCGCACGCGCAGTAGAGGGTGCTGAAGAAATTACTGAGCAGGGGCGTGTGTTGTCTGACGTGCCCACCATGGTGGGGAAACTCAAGACACCACAGGAAGCGCTTACTTTCACCATCAAGTTGCAGCGTAGTGTCACTGCGATCCAGGAGGACTTGGTTGCTGTACTGAATCAGATTGCAGACCTGCCCGCGCATAAGGATTTCTTTACGCGGACTGGCTCAGGGCCCACCAAATGGGAAACCGAAGCCAAGCAACTGATCGCTAAAAGACGCCAGTTGCGGACTGATCTTGAAGACCAGGAAGCGGCGTTAAGCGCCCTGCAAGAGCAAGCACGTACACACGAAGGGGTTTTCTTTGAGCGCACACGTGCGGGAGATGTCCCCTCCGAGCAACGGGCTCCTGTTCCGACTGCGCTTACAGACCTGAACACCACGATCCCCGCACTGCAACGGAAGGTGGGTGGCACATCAGTCGAAGACGAAATCAGGGAGGTCTTTAAGGGGCGCTCGTCAACAGTGGAAGGGGCTACGCAAGCTGATGTGCTCTTGGACAGCATACGCCGGTATGCAGAGGCTGTACAAACAGGTGTCGTTGGTACCACGAGGGGCGCTGCAAAACTCTTCAGTACACACCTTGAGAATCTGGCCTTACATTTGGTGGATGCTGCGAACGAAGCAGGCCGCGTGACTCCCCGTAAGCTGGATCCGCCAGGGGCAACAGAGGCGAAACTAGGGCGCAAACCCTATGGGAAACTCAAGTTTGCAGGGGAAGGGCAGAGAGGGTGGACGCTTCGAGGATTTGGGCCAGGGAAGGGGAGCATGCCTGGTACACGTACCGGGAAAGACGAGGGCTTTACTTTCTTTCAATCCTTCGATGCTGACATGGCGGACCCTGACGTGCGGGAAGCAGTACATAAGGATGCCATCAATAGTCTCCAGGCAGCCTTTGGACGGATTCAGCAAGAGGGGCAAGCGGCAGGAGAAGCGGCGATTCCCGTGAGTGGCGTCCCATTCCAGGATGTCATGAAACTGGTAGAGGTGCTGGAGGGCGCAAATGCTCCCGAGCAGGGGCAGCGTATCTGGACACAGTTCGTGCGGATGAACTGGGCACGCCGACAGGCCCTGAAAGCTGAGGGGTTGATGCAGACGATCTGGTCTGACCCTACGGCCCCGAAACAACCGTTTGATGACGAGTTCATGGATGTGTTTCAAGCACTCTATGATGGATCTGTTAACGAGATTACCCGCTGGGCCAATGCCATAGCGACATCCCAACTACCACCAGGTACTGTAAAGTGGAAGCCTTCCACAAAAGCGAGTCTCCTCCGCTATGAACAGGGGACGGATACACCTCGACGTGCCCATGAGAAGTTATGGCAGCAAGATATTGACGTACCCCGTGCCAACCTTACAGCCTGGCGTACACGGCGATCAGTAGAACCCGTACAGCAGATGATGTCTCAACCAGCAGGGGTAGAGGGCCTAACCGTTGAGCGGATGGGACAGGAGTTGGATGACTATTTGAAGGCTGTGAACTCGGCTGTTGAGGCGGCCCTTGGGGCCAGGACTGGGGGTAACACCCTCAACTTGATGATGAATGTTGGGATGATCCCTCGCAAGCATCTACCAGCAGCTATATCCGGTACTGTTGGGGGCCTGGGTGGCTGGGAGCAAGGCGAAAATATTGTAGCCGAAGAGGGCATGACAGGCCTACCCGCAGCAGCGACACGGCTCGCTACGACAGCAGGGGGTATGGCGTTTGGGGCTACCACACCAGGGTATCTGGCTCCTCGCCTGATTACGTCGGCGAAGGGGACAATCAAAACAGCAACCAAGGCTGGGTCCTTGATGATGAATTGGTTGCTCTCCAGTCCACGTTCGATCCTCAAAGCCTGGATGGGAGCCCACAATGGGACCATCTATGCAGGTAATGAGCGCATATTGGAGGGTTTGTACTCGCAGCTGGGGAGTCTACAACTGAAACGCACCGCTACGACGCCGCGGCAGAAGGAGCGGGCAATCAAAGCCGAGACACAAGGGCGTGCTTTAGTCAAAGATGGGCTCAATATTCTGAAGGGTGTTGCTGGGGAGGATCTCCGCTTTGCCGCTAACCTGGTACCCAAAGCAGTGCGGAAACACCTGGGAGCTTTTGATGCCTTCGCAGACAAGAGCCTGATTAAACAGGTGTTCGGGTTGGATGTGACAACGCCTGAAGGTAAGCAGGCGATGCGGGGCTTATCCGCCCAGTTCAGCCGGATGACTGATGAACAGTTCGAGGCGTTGCTGGAGTCTGACCGACTCGATGGGCGGCTCAGTAATGCCATTATTGGGAGACTGTTTCGGTCAGCGGACTGGGCGTTTCAGAACATCATGACCAAGAACAACGTGCCCTTTGAGAAGGCACGGCAGTACACCCTGACCGGGAAGCTCGATACAGCAGATGCACAGCGGGTCATGGATTTCTTCCAGCCCCCGAAAGGCCCCACGAGTACTCTAGGGACTGTCGCCAAGAAGCTCGTCTCGCCCGTGCCACGTGTAGGGTTACAGGCCTTGGAGCGGGGGGTCGAACGTACGCTTGCGCCCGTGCATTACCTGGCCAAGCGTGCCATGGGGGCTCCGCAGGTCCGTCCGTCCCAGAGTCCGTTTGGCAAGCTCACCCCTCGAAGTACCCCGGATGCGTTAGCTAAACTGACCACGGCAGGAGGCGCTGCGGGGGTGGGGGCACTTGGGACAGAGCACCTGAACCCCCGGTTACAGCCTATGTTTGCAGCGTTCATGGGACCTGGTGCGATCCCAGCGACAGCAGCGGCGGGCGTCATGGAGGGACTGCGTGCAGGTACAAACCCCCTGACCGGGGCTATCTCCCGTATTAGCCGTGAGGCAGCTCCTATCAATCTAGAAGGCCAGGCAATTAACACCTCGAATATTGGAGGGGAGCTGTTGCGGCGGCTGGTTGTCCCATCCCACGCCCGGGATTGGGCCCAGATAGGGGATTTGGCAGCTCCCGAAGGCCGGATCAGCTCGGGCCCCCAGTTAATGCGGGCACTGGCGGAAGGGTCCTTGGACCTTAGCCGCCCAGGGGGTGCCTTCCTGGAGAACGCCATGACACTTGGCCCCAAGTGGTCGAGGCCGTGGACCACAGGGGCTGCTGCGGAGCTGATGCTTGCCTCGCCGTATCATCGCCAGGGTCTGCCTCCAAAGCCCTTGGTGAACCGTGATGTGATGGGACAGGAAGCCTTCCCGGTAGGGGGATTACCCGCACCACCGACCATCCCATTTTTGCAGGAGGGGTGGCAGACACTCCGTCGTCCCTCCACGGAGGCACAAGTGAATGCTGCCGCTGAACTCCTGCGCGGTCCACAACCCCAGACGTTTGGGTCTGGTGGGGCACAGCCTGTAGCTGATGTGCTGCAAGCCCTGGGACGTGTGGGGTCAGAAGCGGTAGGGCGCACCCTGTTTCCTACGTACCAGTCTATGCGGCCTACTGCCCCCACGGGGATCGATCCAGTCCTCCAGGAATTGGCGACCTGGGGGGCTGCTGACTTGGTGCAACAACGTGGGCTGCCTGGATTCACTCCCGATCCTACAACAGGGGGCGGCCTCCGTGATCCCCTGACGAACCTGCCAACGACACCCCAACGGCGGGGACGGGAACTGGCAGCTGAAGTTGCGGGTCAGGAGATGGCTGGTATCTATCGCACCGTGCAAGGGATGATGGCTTCTGGTCAGTGGGAGCAGCTATCTGCTAGAGAACGGCGGCTCTTCATTAATCAACTACGCCGGAACTTGGGGGCGTTGCCAGGTGGGGGTGGGAATCGAGTCGCTGGTGCGATCTGGAGACGTCCACCTGTACCCTAACTTTGATATACTACAGGGGCTCAGTCAGTCTGATGTACTCCTCCTTCGGAGAGGGATGACGGGGCGGGATCATCCCGCTCCGCATTCCGTTTGAGCCACTCTCGATAGTAGGCTTCAAAGTGCAGGGGCATGACAGGGGTACCCACGAGACAGAGGGGACAGCCAGGACAGGGACCGTGGACACGATTCCAGCCCCAGGTCCATGCGCGTGCAACTGTGCCCCGTAACGGATTCTCCCACCGCTGGTGTTGACGGCGACAGGCGCTCCCACCCCGTTTGGCGGCACTTCGAATCTGTTGGCGCAGGGGGACCGCAGTGGACGTAGCCGGATCTTTGCGTACGCGGTGGCTAGAGGACATAGGGCTCTAAGCAGTCCCACGCTGGGCCCCACTGGGCTTCGACATCAATGGCGAGGTGTGTCCCCATCTTCCACTCGGCAGGGAGGGGTAACCACGGGACAGGTTGTTGCATGATACGTGCGACTGTCTCGACAATGTGCGGAAGTTCTGTAATCGCACACTCACCCACGAGGGAGTCATGAATAAACAACCGCAAGGCCCGCAACGCTGTGGGGGAATGCTGTGCCACTGCGCGTACAGCCCGACGCCCGATCGCAGCGGCGGCATGCTGGGGGTTGAAGGCAATCAAGGCCTTGGCGGAGGGACCGTAGGTCCAGGTCCAGCTATCATCAGACACCCGTGTCCAGGTCAGCACCCGGAAGTAACGATGGAGCATCCCTGAGGGATTGCGTACCCACCCTGCGCCTGCGTCAATACCCAAGCCGGGATCGCTGGTGCTATCGGTCCCATCGACACGCAGGCAGAGCTGTTGCTGCCACCGTGTAATCTCAGGGAAGAGGGCATCATAGAACTGGAAGAACGCCTTGATATCTTTTACGGGAATGACCCGATTGAGTTCCTTGAGGAGGACTTCTTGCGCCTTGAAGGGTCCCATCATGTAGTGATGTCCATGTACCAGGCGCTTGCGCACGAAGCGTTCCTTCGGGAAGTCCTGCTTGAACTGGTGTAAGGACGCCCGGAGGGTGGCATCGTCCCAGTCCAACTGTGGCAGGTCACTAGCTGGAATGACCTTATCAAGGTGGTGGAGGGCATGGGCATTCACATAGTCATGTACCCCCATGCGGGCGAGGCGGATCAACTGGGGACTGCGTGCAAAGTACCCCACCAACACAGCTTCGATCCCCGTGTAGTCGATCTCCCAGAAGGCTGAGCCTGTGGGAGCCACGAACATGGACTTGACCAGGGACTGCAACCCACCCCCATGGGGGATCTGTTGCAGGTTGGGGTTTACCATCGAGGTGCGCAGGGTGTCCGGGTTGTTAGTAATGGTGGGGTGGCAGCGTCCATCAGCCTGGACAGGCAATCCCCCAACGACCTTGCCCCGCACCAGCTTCCCGATGTAGGTCCCCGCCAGCTTCTGCACCTCACGGTAGTCCAACACCAGGGGATAGAGGGAGTCATCCGGGTGCTTGAGGAGGAGAGCACGCAGGGCGGTCTCGTCTGTCGTACGCTTCCCTCTCCGCCGGATGGCCTGATGCCCTTGAAAGTCCTGCCACTTCTGGATGTTCTGCCAGCTGGCGACAAAGGGGAGCGGCACCTCCCAGGCTTCCCCTTGGATGGTGCGCGTCTCGAGGAGGAGGGTACGGTCTGCCTTGACGCAGGGATGGCGGCTCCCCAACTGGCCCTCCTTGCCGCACGCAGGACAGTGCTGTACTTCCAGGGGTACAGGTACCGTGTAGCCGTGTGGAAATTTGTGGCGTGCCCGGCCCACGTGCTTGTAGCGCTTCTTGGGCTTGAGCATCAGGGGCACCACCGCCTGAATCTGCTCATCAAGGGCTTCCAGTTTGGTGTGTAAGGTGCCAGCATGCGTGCGTCGGATGGTCGCATCAATCGGCATGCCCGCTGCGTGCATGCGCTGGAAGATGGGTTCACACCCTACGATCTGGTCTTGATACAGTCGCCACATCCCGACCTCCTTGAGGAGGTCCCATGTTTTGAGTGTGATCTGGCGGGCGGCATCACTGTCGATCGCATTGTAGTAGGCGGGGTTCTCTCGGCTTAGGTGCTTCCACCGTGACTGGTTATCCAGGAGGAGCGAGGCAGCAAAGCCCAGGCTCTTGGGCAGGTCTGAGTGCAGCACATGCCATGCCACCATCCCATCATAGATGTCACCCTTGATGGGATACCCCTTGGCTTCCAGTCGCGGGCAATCGAATGCCGCATTCCACACAATCTTGGGATTCGGACTCGCCAAAATTTTGTGAATGGTGGGGTGCATGCGCCGAGTGACCCTAATGCTGAGTGCCCGTCCGGGTGCGGTGGCAAAGCTGATCCGATCAATGGGGGCACTGGCTTTGAGGTCCAGTTCATCCTCATCACGGGCCTTGTCCCGTGTCTCAATGTCAAAGGCGATGGGGGTGTCAGGGTTCTGGAGTTCTTTCGCGGCCCAGGCTGCGGCTGCATCACTGGTGGGATCCAAGGCATAGTGGTGGCGCGTGCGGTGATGCCCCGTGGTGGCAATGCGCATGGCCAACTGTAGATCATGAATCAGTACGGCAGCAAAGTTGGCGTTGCCCCGTAGGATGTAGCTGGGATGGACGGAGGGGAGCAGCAGGTGCTGTCGCCAGTAGGAGACATACCCACGTGCAGCCAGGAGTGGTGTTGGGCTCCCGCCCGTGAACTGTTGGAAGGCTGTATTCCCTAACGGTACGATGACCCGATACGAGGGCTTGCCTGCATAGATAGCAGGTAAGAGGTGTGCATCCCAGCAGTGGGCTAAGGCGCGTGGTACTGCAGGGTGGGTAATGTCATTACGTGGAGGGCGACACCAGAGGGCATTCGCAATGCTAAATTGACTACGCTCGAACCCGGCCCGTGCGATGCAATCATTCAACACCCGACCAGCCGGACCCACAAAGGGCCGACCTTCTCGCGCTTCCTCTGCGCCAAGGGCTTCTCCAACGAGGAGGACACCAGCGGTGCCCTCCCCATCGAGTGCCATGAACCCCTCCCCTGCCTGATCCAAGGGACAGCCTTGGCAGGCGGCAGGTTTGGTGAGCATTTATGGACGGACGAAGTAGAAGATGTTGGCGCGGGCGGGCACCTTCTTTCCATCCGGGTTGGTTACATAGGGGAGTTTCTCCCCCGGTTTGTCTGGGTTATCAGGGAAGTCCTGATAGTTATTGGCAAGGACTACTTGGGCATCCTTATCCCAGCACCGCCATGAGACTTCCGCTTCAAAGAAACAGCCTGCTGTGGAACGCACAGCCCCCATGGCCTCGTCGACATTGTTGGTCCCGAGTGGGGGGATCCCACAGGCTTTGAGGTAGTCGGTCAAGCGTGAGCCATTCCCACTGCGCTTGGGCTTGAAGCTCGCTCGCACGAAACGGATGCTGTCGTAGTAGCCCTCGGGTGGATCCTCAATACTAAGGTCCATGACCACACCCAGGTAGCCTTCGTCTTCGTAGAACTCGAAGTCGGTAGGAGCCTTGAAGGTATAGCGCCCGGCTGGAACGGGGCCTTCAAATTCACGGTCATCCCATTGGGTTGGATCTGGTCCTTTGAGTCCGGTTGGATCGAATGTCATACTGCTGTACTCCTTCGCTCAGATTGTTGTAAACGTGTTTGTAGTTCTTTGGCAGCTGCCGCTTCACGGGCAGCCAAGATTCGTAACGCTGTCACGAGTGAGGCTGGTTCGATTGAGGCTGGCACCTGAACCTCTGCACCCGCCTTGGGTAGACGGGGGTTGGACAGGACCACTGTGCGCGGTCCCAGCTGGGGGTCTGTGTGCGGGGATAGGTGGAGATGGTATTTCCCTCCGGTCATGGAGCACCGGAACGTGTAGTCCATCCACCGTGGCAGCTGTCCCGTCAAGGCATCCCCTACTACAAGGGGACCCAGGACGGGGGTGTTCGCTGCACTCTCACCCCGGCGGGCACCAGCCGTATAAATGTGAGGCACCGGGGGTTTCTCTGCAAGCACCCCCTCCCGTATCTGTAATTGGGCCATTCCGTAGTGGGCCATGTTGGAGGTGCCCACCTTTAACGTGTCTTTGCCCTCTCGAATAGTGACATTCCATGCGCCTTCTCCCCCGATGTTGGTTCCTGCGGAGGACATGGTAGCCATGGTAGACATGAGCAGTTCTGCGTAGGCCGTCAAGCCTTCATGCACCACCAGACCTACCCCCTCGTTCCCTTCACCAGCAACGGTTTCATAGGTTTGTGTTTGTGCGTTGCGTACCTCCCCACGGAGCGCGTGGTGTATCCATAACCAGGGGTTCCCCCCGTTGGGGGTATAAAGTGTGGCAGCTCCGTGCTCTGCCAGAATACGGTAGGGCTTGACGCTGCCCCGGTCAGCTAGAAAGATGGCACTGGTGGTGCCACGGGTGACGTAGAGTTCTTCTACAAGTTCGGCAATGATGGTGGACTTGCCGTGTCCAGTGTCTCCCCACAATAGGACAGACAATTCTTTAGGTAATATGAGTGGTTGCTCAGTCACTCGTCCTCCTCTTCAATGATAACGATCTCTGTGCTTACAAGAATCCATAACCATATCATGGCCAAAATAACGATACTCATTGCGGTCGCCCTAGGTCTTCATTCTCGACTTTCCTTTCACACAGCCCCTGTTCTGCGAAGTGGTGGGGGCGGCGGGGTGAGTACAAACCACTGCCTGTTGGGTCAGTTTGTACGGGTTTAACGTGACAGGCTTCAAAGAATTGGCAGCGTCCGTAGCCTGTTTCGCATTGGGTCATGACCATCGGGAACTGGGTGCGGTGGACATCTGGCTCAGCACCATGGGTACACCGCAGGGCATGGATCTCCCGCTCCCGTGCAGCGAGCTGGGGTAGGATCTCTTCCCGCATCAAGCGGGTCTTCAGGAACAGGGGGTTCGTGCGGGGGAAGCACTTGGCCACCATCTCTGGTTCTTTTTTGTGGAGCTGGGCAATCCATCCCGGCATTCCCCCGTCGGGATACTCTGTGGTATTGAACCGTTCGAATCCCGTGCGGCGTTTGGTGCCGTAGGTTGGCTCGGTCACACCCGGTGTGCCGGGGTGTCGATAGCCGTAGACCAAGGGATGATACAGCACCCCCTTGCGCCCACTGCCTTTGCCAAGCCCTTGCACCCAAGCGCCTGTGATGGGGGTACCCAAGGCTTCTTCGGCAGCAAGCATGGTCAGTTGTTGTTGTAGACTCCAGTCCCACTTGCGATTGTTCCATGAGGTGAAGGTCTTGAAGTCGGGATACCAGATGTCCCCTGTCTGTTTGTCCTTCAGCAGCAGGTCGGGGCGCACCATGAAGGTCACCCCATCGACCTGCATTTCCAGTTCCTGTTCAACGGCAATGGGTTCAAACTGTGTCATCCATTCAGGCCATAGCACCTGAAAGAACCCTGCTAGGAGGGCCCGTGCTGTGTCCTGCTGGTCATTGGAGAGGGACTGCCAGACATTGATGGGGGCACGGGGGTCAATTTGGTCAGCGGCTCCTGGTCCCAAGCCTTCCATCATCCACTGTCCCCCCTCTGCTGGAGGGCACTCGAAGTCCATGGAGGGTACCCACCGATTGTGATCGGCGATAGTATTCTCTAGGATCTGGTACTCGAGTCCCGTATGGACTGCCAGTCCGAAGGCCAGTGCGGGGGAGGGCACACTAGGTTGCAACCCAGACGGCCACCCCATTGTGGTCTCGGTTCCAATGTAGAGGGGATCGCTTGGCCCTAAAGCATTAAATTCGGTCGACCAGTAGCGCCGTCGAGGGCACGCCCAGTCTGTTTCGATGCGGGAACGGTCAGTTAATATGCTCAATCTCATCCTCCTGAGAGTGTGATACTATCACACCATGCAACTATCATCGTTACTCCCACCTAATGAGGTGAGTGTGTTGGCTGGCGCTTCGGGAGCTGGCAAGTCTACCCTGCTGCTCCAGTTTCTGAAGACCTGGCAGGCCGGAGACTCCTTCCTAGAGATACCGCCCCCCAAGCAGCGAATAGCGTATCTGGTAGGGGACCGTTCCATCCGCTCGCTCCAACAGCGAGCAGTCGATGTTGGTCTGGACCTGGCGTCGTTTCCCTGCTCGTCGTTGATTGACGATCGGGACTTGGACATTCAGCAGTTCAAGGTAGACCCGTTGGGGTTGCTCTTCACGTTGCTGGATGCCTTGGAAGGACCGCTCTTTATTGTCGATCCGTTGATTGTCTTTCTCGGTGTGGACTTGAATCGGTATAACCTCGTTGCGCCTCAACTAATCCAGCTGAATCGCTTTTGTCAACAGCGGAACTACACCGTCTTGGGCACACATCACACTACGAAAGCCCGCACGGACTTCGCCTTCCTCCGACCACAAGACCGCATCTCAGGTAGCTCTGCGTTGAGTGCGTTTACGTCAACCCAGCTCGCCCTCACCTCCCCGGATGAAGTGCAACATGCTGTGCCTTTGTTGGAGTCGGCGGCTCGGTTGGATGTGGTGAGTCACTTGGCTGCCCCCGAAACCCACTGGTTAAGTCGGGGACCACAAGGACTGTTCACGCCGATGGGACCAGAAGCCGAGAAGATTCTGCAGGTCTGTGGCCCGGCAGGTTTGGCGGTGTATCAAGCCATCCCACCGAGCCGCAGTCTAGAAACCGCTGAGATCATCGGTGCCCTGGAAGGGGTGACCTCACGGGCCACCATCTTCCGGCATCTGGAGAAGCTCGTCGCCGCTGGGATTCTCCAGCGACAGGAGCGGGGGTGTTATCGTCGAGCGTCTGTTCACTAGCCTCCGACTTGGCACACACCACACCACTGCCAGCCGTGGACATCAGGCTCCAGTGCATTCTCGATGACCACGAAGCGGGCTTGTTGTCCGCAGTCAGCGCAGGGATACCGACCGGGTGAGGTGCCTGTGGTATCGACGAAGGTCACAGGGATCATGAACACATGGCGATTGAGCATCCAATAGGGCGCGGCCCAGACGCCTTTGGACGTTGGGGTCATGGGGGTCAGGCGTGAGTCTGCCCGTTGATGCCACACTGTGACCTGCTCAGGGTGGGGATCGGGCACGACCTTCCCATCCTTGGTGAAGCCCTCCTTCTCCATGCGTGCTGCGTGCTCCTCAGCGCTCCACGCCTCACGCTGACGGCGTTTCTCTTCGTTACGTGCGGCTAGCCCTATACTGTGCAATTGCTCAGTCATGCTGTCTCTCTCCTATGTTAGAGGTCGCTTCGTGCCCCGATGGGTTGGGTGGTGAAGAACCTGAGAATGAGGTTGGCGACGGCCAACAGTTGGGCAATGGTTTCGGGGTTGGGCTGCTCCAAGGCAGACGCTACACCCAAGGTGGCGAGGTTCAACCAGAAGGTCTTCGACTTATACCATGCTTTCATTGTGTCCTCCTTAGTGGACATGCTTGGGGGGTACAGGTATACGCTCAGTGGGGAGTCCGACTGAGGACCAGAGTCCTTCAAAGAGATGCACACACATCTCACTCTGTTCCTCCTCGCTGCCGCAATCACGCACAAGCACAGACATTACACTCATGAGCGCAGTCAACAACTGCCCAGCTGTGAGGTCATTCTCCTCAGCTTTCTGCATAACAATCTGGGCAAAGCGGAGGGTATCACGCACCATCTGAGGGGTGGTGCCTAAATTCTTGGCAGCTTCCTCGACAGATTCAGCGTCACCCAGGTCGATGTCAATTGTTAGGGGAAGGACACGGGTTTTAGGGGAAGTCATGTTGTAGTTGGCCTCCAAGGTTCGCTCTTGCGTTGGCGTATATCCCATTCAATATGGATATGATTGTAGTGGCCGGGACTGTCGAAGACGACATCAAACCCCAGCCCGAGCGCCCCTCGTAGATGCTGATCCAACAGGACCAGCGCTGGTTTGGAGGGGCTGGTGTTAGGGGGTGGACCCTTGAAGACTTGCAGGTCCACGGCGAGGTTCTTGTAGTGCAGGCTGCGGCTGGTGTGGTCGTGGTCATTCATAGAAGTGACGATGACATCACTCCCATAGCGGGCTGACCAGATGGCTGCCTGATTCAGCACCTCTACGATGGGAGCTTCCAAGAATCCTACTCGCACATCGCCACGTATTCCCCTGAAGCGTAGCATCGGTAATCCTCCTGAAAATTTTGAGGAGCCTCGGCTGTATCTACCGAGTGACTCCTTTAATATGTGTGTTTGTGAGACTAGGGTAGTAATAATGTTATAACTCCTTCTAGGTTAGAGAGTTAGAAAAGTCTCACCACCCCCTGATTACCCCGCACTCAGGTGAGACGGTGAGACTTAGAAGTATACCACATGACTCATATTGGTCTCAACCTTGGGTTAATCTCAGGGGGTTGAGACGATACTAAGTCAGGTGTTTTCTGCGGGTTAGCTGCTGAAGTCTCACGCAGCACACCATGTTCAGGTCACGAACTCATCCGCACCGAGAATGAGGACGGGTCCGTAGAGGGATTGTTGTAGCAAGTGAGAGGCTGTGTGATTAGGATCTAGCTCCAGGATCAAGCCTTCTTCGTTGACCCAGACATCATGCCCCTCATACTGTTGGGGGCAGCGTTCAATATGGCCTTGCACACAGTGTTGTAGTTCCGCCAAGGTCCACTCGTTGGAGGCTGCCTTGGGTGTGACGATCGTCTCGGTCCCATCGGGTTGAATGAGTCGGGCCATTAGATGTTCTCCCCATTGGGGGCGTGAACCTTGGCATCCCACTCAGCTAGCAAGAGTTCCAAGGTCTTTAGCTCAGTCGTAACGTGGTCTAGGTCTGCTTGCAGTGCAGCACAACAGCTGCGCCTGTCTTCAATCTTTGCACGCAGATCCTCCAAGAATCCAAGGACGGTGCGCCGTTGGCGAGCTTCGCGTGTCGTGGGTGTGGTTGGGATCGTGTTGGTTGTCATTCGCATTCCTCCTCTACGAGTGTATCCAGAAAAGTCAGGGCTGTTTCCATGGTGTGCCAGTCGGCCTCCGTGAATCCGGTCTTGAGCCACTCCCGATCGGCAGCCGGGAGGTCGGGCATGGCGTGTTGTATGAGGGTGCCTCCTTTCCAGTCAGCGAGTTGCTGTTCCGTGACCGGCAAGTCCCGTGTTACGGTGGTCTTGGTGAGTGGACTGGTGCGCGTCAGCTTCATTGGTCCTCCTTTAGACAGTAACCCGCACGTGTGCATGGACAGGGGGGGTGATGGTGGCCTGCAATTCGAGCGCTTCCTCCGCGACAGCTCGTGCAGTCTCTTCACGCCAGAGGGCGGGGTTCGTCCAGAAGGTACCCGTGCTGGTGAGTGTTGCGTAGATGAGGTTCAAGGCTTGAATCGCTGGACGGTAGGGGTGACTGCGGGTGTGCGCTGGAGCCTTAAGTGATCCACGCCCATTCCCTACTGCCATTGGATTGACGCGCACTTCTAGTGTGCCATGTGCGTCAAAGGACTGGTAGTTGACTGCCCAGTACCGCCCGTAGAGATCCCCTCGTTGGTTCGGGGCACAGTAGACATCCGCCTCCTCCGTGGAACGCCCTTCCGTGAGCCGCTTGTCCAACCACTGTCGGGTCTGGGGTGAGCAGCCCTCACCAATCCGCGTGAGTGAGGCTATCAGCAGGTTCCAGTAGAGTGGGTCGAAGGCGAAGGACCATTGGTCCCGTGTGCACCCCATGTGAATGTGCAGTCCGCACTTCCAGTCCACTATACTGGGGTAGTTTACAAGCACAAACTCCATCACCTCAGGCCAGCTCCGCAGGATCTCCGAGGCAGCTTCACCGGAGACATGCGTACCCTGGAGGTGACGCGGGAGGTGCACGGACCCATCTGACTTCAAGCCCAGCTCACGACGTGCGCGTCGCAGGGTATAGCCATCATAGGTTTCCTCGTTGCAGTACTCGCACCGCACCCACTCACCATATTCGTCATCGAAGTAGCACTCGTCGCAGTCTTCTGGCCGCGTGTTTTCGCCTGCGAGTCCTTCGTGTGCCCAATACCCTTCGAGTTCAACGCCTACTGTAGTGATGCCGTTGGGGAAGGAGAGCCTGTCGAGTTCGTCGTGTGTATAGAGCATAGTTGGTGTCCTTTCTACGCGAGGTTGACGGGGAAGTAATCACGTTTGGGTGTCACCCAGTGGTCAAGACAGTCCTGACAGATGGGTTGATGGTCGATCGTGGCTGCCTCCCCGCCCTCGAGGAGCGGGGTGTTGCATCCTGCACAGGTGTGTACGACGACTGGCGTAGCTGGCGTGGCTTCCCATTCGAGTTCGACGACATCATCCTCGTAGTCATCCCACCCCATGTAGCCATAGTCCCGCCAGCGCTTCTGCCCCTGTGCCTGTGAGGGTGTGAAGAAGCGGGAGGTGATGGTCTGTGACCAGCAGTGATGCAGGTTGCTATACAAGCAGCCTTTGGTGGTGTCAGGGTTGATGGTTGTGCCCTTCGTCCACTGTCCATACGTGCGTATCCCTGCGGCAGTGAAGAGGGCCAGCTTCCCTGCCTGCTTCGCAATGAAGTCAGCAACGCTGTCCTGGTTGGTGTTCTGCGCCTCCTTCCACAGGACATAGGCCATGATGCGTGTGTCCGAGACCGGTCCACGCAGGGCTGCCCGCCGCTCGAACTGGGCATGCTCATTCCAGACACCGTTGTGGAACAGGAGTTCCTTGGCCTGTCCCTGCAGGGTGACCCCCACGTTGCGGCTCACGGGGAAGGGATGACAGAGCAGGGGTGACATCCCCCCGTGTGTCGCCAGTCGGAAGTGCATGATGAAGGGCAGCGGGAGTGAGGTAGCGAGTTCCTGTGCCTCCTCCACTGAGAGGCCCTTCTTCCAGGTGATGAGCCGGTCATGTGGTTCTTGGTAGGCCACCCCAATACCATCACGGTTGGTAGCATCTGCGTCGATGATTTCCTGTGCGGCAGGGCGAGCGGTCTTTGCGATGAGTGCTAAACACATAGTGGATGTCCCTCCTGGGTTAGGTGCGTGCGATGGTGACGGTAGTGGTGGTGGTTTGTGGGTAGGCGTAGTGGTGGTGACGCAAGGTTTCGAAGGCATTGCGCAGTGTTAGGTGTACACGCGCACAGTCTTCCTCCAGTTTGGCGTCATACGTGTGTTCCCACAGGCTTTCGTGGTCACTCGCGTTCACCATACGCACACGGAACTTCCGTGTGAGGTACTTGGTCTTGGTGAACAGCCGCAGGAACCCCAAGTGCGAGTGCCAAGCCTGATTGAGCCGCAGTGAGGGGTTGCCGTTGTAGGTTGGCGTCTCACAGTGCTCAAGGTTCCACGCTTGTAGGTTGTGGGTATCCAAGGGTTCTAGTACCTGTGGACACGAGCAGTTATTTAGCTGCCCGAAGTCCATGAGTGGCTCAGCGTTCGACCCTCGGGCCACGAGCTGCTCGGCCAACGCTTGCATCCACTCCACGAGTCCGGCATGGATGGTCATGCGTACTTCCATCCAGTCCGTTGGGGTAGAGCTGCCGTGCGACCAATGGGGTGAGGGTGTGTCCGGTGACAGGAGCACTCGACGAATCGACCACTCTGCCAAGTCTTCACCTTTGGGGATATGAATTACGTGTTGTGGCATTGATTCCCTCCTGGGTTATGGGTTATGGGTTCTGGGTGTGTGGGTTATCGGTCTCCTTTCGCATAGGCTTGTAAGCGCTCAGCCAATGCCGAGATGTAAAGCTCTCGTGTCTTGAAGGACTGCGCAATTGGCAGCGTCTGCCCCATGCTGTCAAGCTGAGCGTTCAATGTCGGCACGTCGAACGCCCCTGCTGCCTCAGTTCCCCGCACCAGGTACTCAGCCATCTTCCTGAACTGGGCGTCTGTTGTCGCCGTCAGTCCCATCTTCGTGAGGGGTGAGCAGATGACTGGCGCTGGCTTCGGGTCAGGCTGCCCAGCGTTGGTGAGTGGGAGTCTGCCTTCATACACCTCCTTGGTGTCTGTGTCTGTGACCGTGGCATAGACATGCTGTGCTTCATCC